CTTCTATTAAAGAAAATCTAGCAGACCCATCAAATGGGTCGGCCCTTATTTCTTTTTGACCCTACCGCCAGCCATTTTCTTTTTGACCATACCGCCAGCCATTTTCTTTTTGACTACAGGCTTCTTTTTAGAAAGAGCAGCCATCTCAGACTTAGTGAGACCGGAGTAAACAGACCCTTTGCTTGCTTTGCTTGTTGGGATTTTAATCTTCTGCCCAGAATTAATTTTGTTGGCGTTCTTAATTCCTTTGTTAGCATCCATCAGACTTTTTAAAGAGACACCTTTTTTCTTTGCAATCTGAGAAAGGGTATCCCCACGTTTAATAGTGTAAGAGCTAGCTGCCTGAGCACTACCTTTTCCCCTTGATGCAACATAACCAGCGGCTCCAAGGCCCGCCCCTACAGCGGCACCTTTGCCAACACTCTTACGGGCGGCATTACGGGCGGCATCGATACCTGGGTTTTTCTTTCTAGCTTCAGCAACTAGTCGCTTTCTTTTGTCACGAATAATTTTAGCTTGTCGGGCTTTAGTGGCACTGGGCAACATCTTGTCTAGCTTAGGTGTTGTGGACCGAGCGCCAGCGCGAACAGTAGCGGGGGTTCCTCTTTTTTTAAGAGCTTCCTTAGCCAAGGCCGCCCTTTTTTTAAGAGCTTCCTTAGCGATTTTAAGGGCGGTCTTGGCTTGCTTAAGTGCCATAATACTATCCTCTATTCTTTATATTCAGTGGTTTGCGAGTTGGTATAACCAGACCGCTGGCGAGCTTAGGCTTGCGCGTCGGTATAGGAGGTTTCTTGCTGGATGAAGTCTTCTTGATGGATGAAGTAAGTTGTTTAAGAAACCGTTTAAGTTCTTCATTGTTGTTTCTATACAGCTCCCTAATATTAACAGGCGACACCGGGGCATCAATGTCTTCGGGTGCTATTTGGTCTGGTTCTCTCCAGGCGGGGTTACGCGCAGCACCAACACCGCGTCGAACCATTCCCGAACCAGTGGGCACCTGTGGACCTGACCGTGGGACACTAGAGGGAGGGGGTTTACCCTTTCCAAGCCTACTCATTAATCTCTTAACCGTAGAGGGAGGGGGTTTACCCTTTCCAAGCCTACTCATTAATCTCTTAACCGCAGGGCGTAGCTGTGAAGCGGCCCCTTTAGCAGCCTTTGTAGCAGCAACACGTGAAGCGACCCTCGCGGCAAGAACAGCAGCGGGGTACGCAGCAATTAAAGGCATACAATACTACCCTTCGTAGAATGCGGTTAAGCTTACCACAGCGGTCTGCGTATAAACGAAATAAACGCCAGCAGAAAAGACAATGCCATCATCCGGTATTGTTGGATAAACAACCTCGGCTACAGCGCCTGAGTCAAACTTATACAGAACAGATCCTGTGGCACTACTGTTTCTTGCCTCAATGACGCCGCCTGTGGTGTTTCCTGCATACTGCAAACCACGAAGACGCACACGGTTGTCCGTAACCTTAGCGGCGACGGCTGTTCCGGTTCCAGCTTCAACGTCACCTGTGGTGGCACCAGAGCAAGCTATCTGCGTTATCGTTGTAAAGTAGCTAGTGCCTGTAGCAACGCCAGCGTTAGCGCCAGTAATCGCCTCCGTCTGAACAGCACCTTTTTCATCTGTGCCGGTAACAGTAAACGTATCACCTCGGTCATCACCCGCACTCGTGATAATGACATTGCGGGCATCAACTAGTGTGACTGAACCCCCATCGCTCAAAGCACCATTAATGGCTAGGTTCGCCGCCCCGCCTAGAGTAGCAGCCGTAGAGATGCCATTATCATCAGATGCTGCTGGGCCTATGTACCGGGCCTGGACATCATTACCTGACATACTTCACTCCTTAATAAATGTTGACTCTACTAGCCAATAGTAGCGACAGGAGTGCTGGCACTCGTAGCAACCCAGATTTGTTTTGTGCCGTCGTCAGTCACACATTCAATTCTACAACGCCCACCAATTCCGGTACTATTAACAAAAGTAAAGGTATCGCCAGAGTTTGTGATCACAGGGTTAGCCGCTGTTCCTGCCGCCAACTGAGTTTGACCCAAGAAAGTGCTACCCGTTGCGGCTGGAATAGCAACAGTAGTTGTCGTTCCAGCGCCTACAGCGGTCGTCACCACGAAATCAAAGTAAGCACCCGTGTTTGCTTCAGAGGAAGCAGGAAGGTTGATCACGTTGTTTAACGTACCGTGAATGTTAACAATACTGCCCGACTGAGCAATAGTTAAAGCAGCAGTGATAGCACCAGACGCTTCCCAAGTTGTGATTATAGGTCTGCGAGCGGTAAGAGTTGAGTTGGTCGCTATGGAACCCGTGGATGAAATAGTAATATTGTCAGTAAAAGCACCAGTAGTGGCGCTCTTAGTAACACCAATGAAACCCTTTTCTGAACGGACGGGACCGTTGAAAGTTGTATTAGCCATATGAGGCTCCTGTCGTGGCTAGTGTCTATCCAAAGGATAGTCAGGATTAAAATGTAAACCTAGTGTGTCGTAGATTATATTAAAAAAGGGGGGCTGTGAAGCCCCCCTTTAGTAACGCCTTATGAAAGCTTACTAAGCTCCAGGCGATCCGTAGATGCCAAGCGGGTCTGATACGCCGAAGCTATACCGTTCCCGAGCCTTGTAGCGAACATTACCAGTATCAAAGTCTCCATCCATAGAAGTCTGAAGAGGTGTACGAGTAAAGTATTTCATACCGTTTGGTACGTCAGTCGTTAGGAACCACGCATTTGTATCTGTCAAATAGTGGTTTACTGCGTATCCGCCAGGAATAGTACCGTTGTTGTTGATGGCACTAATGTCGTTGTCAGCAGTCCCAGTACGAAGCGTCGTATCTAGGATGCGTGTTGCAACAAACATCAGGTCAGCCGGAACAACAAGTTTCTGTGGGCGAGCCGCGATCAAGAGACCCCGTTCATCCACATATCCTGCGATTGAAATAACAGCAGCCTCAAGACTAGTTTCGTTCAGATCCGCACCAGACGAAGGTCTGTTGGCATTAACGCCACCAGATACCGTTGGGTGAGAAGCATTAAACAAAGTGACACCATCGCCACTTTGATAAACGTCAAATCCAGTATTGAGGATAGCCGCAGCTTTAGTTTGCTTAGTATAAGCCATTGCTCGTGCAAGAGCCTTCGTATAACGGGCAGAAAGAGAATCATAAAGATTATCTTCCATTGCTTCTTCCGTAATAGAAAAGCCTGTTGCAATAGTTTCGTGATTATACCGAGCTGTGAAACTTTCTTGTGCTGTATCATAAGCGATACTTGCACCTTCTTGTTTCACTGGAGCAGCACCGAAGCCTGAAAGCTTTACTTCTTCTTCAAATGAACGATCAGAAGATTCGCTTTCGTAAATGTCTTCGTGTTCGTTGTCGTACTTACCGTACTCCAAACCAAACAAAGCATTAAGACCAGGAAGAAGCTCCTTGAGTAGTTGTGCGCGTGAAATAGCCATAGGTCAATTCCTCCTTACGCTGCACTTGGCGCTGTGGCAGTAGAGCCAGCAGCAATAAGTGAAAGTTGATGACCAGCGTTAAAACGGCAAACCATAACTGGGTAAGTCGTGCCATACTCATCTCCGTCGTAACCACCAAGCCAATCAACAATACGCAAAGGGAGCGTGGCAGTTGTAGCGGTGGTACTAATATCCAACGAAACCCGAGAAATACCCAGAGTAGCACTTGATGCAGTCTGAACAAGTGCGGCGTTGGCTGCGAGGTCGTCATCAATAACCGCACCGTCTGCTTGAATAGCGAAGAGAACGGTTGGGTCATCAATGACATAAGCCATACCACTAGTATTAGCGGCACCTGACCACTGTTGACTAAAGGTTAATTGGCTTGAGTTAAGATCCGTAAAGCGACAGCCGACAAAAATGCCGATTGGCGTGGCAGTTGTGGTGCCAGTGTCTTTTTGGATCGTAGTTGTTGCACCCGCATCGGTTAGTTTTACAACATCCCCGTAGCAGATACGTGTGGACTCAGTAGAAAGAATCGGATACTGCCGAATAGCAGGAACCGGACCTCCACCAAGAGTACCGATTGGGCGTAGCCCAAAGGGAGCAGCAGTTGCTGTCATAGCAACCTCCTTAGTTATCGAGTTAAAACATAACCCATCACAGCATTATGAAGGGCCACCTTTCCCGAAAGTGACTTTTGAATTGCTCTCCATAAAACGGGGCATCCGAGCGTCGTCATCTCTCAGGTAGCTTTTCTCGACACCTTCCATTTGATTTCTGGCTTTCTGACTATAGTGTTCTGCGCGGCTTACTACGTTAGCCTCTGCGGTTCTGCAAAGAAGCAAGCCCCCAACTTCTATATTCCCTTCAAAGGTAGAATTATGATCACTAGAGATTTTCATCTCGGGGTGATCTTCTGCCTTAACCGGCTCCCAGCCTTCTCTGAACCGCATTGATACATTTCTGTTGTCGGCCTTACCC